AGTAAAGGACAGCGTTTCCTGACAGCGCAAGCCAACCTGCCGCTTCTGGTAATAAAGCACCCTCCGTATTCATACGCTCAAATTCACTTCTGAGCGATCTATGAGCTGCTTTAGCAGCTTCTACGTCAGACTGATCCCGTGTTGCAGGTCGAACGTCAGGCTGTGCATTACCAGAGGTAAAGAGATCCACCAAGTAATCGTAATACTCTATTAATAAGTTAGTTACAGGAGTTGGAATCCAATCTTCCAAACCATGAACTTCAAATCTTTCAAGGTGGTGATCGTGACGTATCCATTGATCTCCTACTAAAAAATGACTGTTTTCTTTAATTGTATAGTCAAAGTTAGAACGCCCTTTAGAAGCATACTTATGGCATTCATTAATAAAAGAAAGCCAATCCTCTTTTTTACTTGGAGGCTTTTTTAATCCTTGAACTGGAGAACCAGAATAACCTTCATCAGCCATTATGCGTAATACTTTCTTCCTTTATTTTTAGGAGCTTTAGATTTTGCTTTAGGCTTTGCTTTAGGTCTTGCTTTTTTTGCTTTAGCCTTGGCTTTCATTTTAGCTTTAGCTTTCTTTGCTTTTGCTTTTCCCTCTTTAGTATAAGGGAATTTCATGTTTCCTACAGTTGGCATAGTAATCTCCTTTTTTTGCGAAAATACCACATAAACAATTACGTGTCAATAGCTTACATTGCTCTTTCCGTTGTTAGCAAAGGGAGTCTTGTGTCCGTATTTTGGAAACGACGCATCTTAACTTTAAGCCAAACCCCTCCTTTTGTTGCAGGGCCAAATCCTCTTTCCGCTTCCCAACCGTCACTAACCAATTCAGTTTTATAAGTAGGAAGTTGAATGTGCAGTTGTTCGTCCTGATAAGGAACGCCCCTATCGGTAACTCTAAATCGAGGAACAGAAACGCTCCATCCTTCATGGATATGTCCACCAACAACTACATTGGCATCTGGATAAACTACTGCCCTTCTATTAGTTTTAATCACTCCTCTTGTAACAGGAGCAGAGCCACCTTCTCCGTGGGTATAAGCCATTTTAAAAGCTACAGCATTTGTGCCACCCTTATACTTTAACTGAAAGTGAACCCACCCACGATAAGGCATTTCACAAATTCTATGATTGGATTTTAACCGTAAAAGCTCAATAGCTCTGGTAATAAGGCGAGTTTCTGCATGTCTAAGAATAGAGGATTCGTGGTTGCCCCAAGCCCACATTGCAATATTTAAAACATAAGGTTCTAAAAATTCTACTGTTTCATCTACAAGGTCGTCTAAGTAGGCATCCATGTAACTTGCTCTTAGACTTGACTTTGAAGCTCTTTTGTCGGTGTTCATTTGCATGGCATCCCACCAATCACCAAAGAAAAGAATAGGAATATTTTCTTCTTTAGCTTCGTCAAGGTGAGACTTTAACAACTCCCTGTCGCAATGCTTTGAATCAAAATGCTGATCTGAAGAAAGAAGGAACTTTATTCCTTCAGTACCTTTATAGGTAGATTGAATTTTTAAAACACTATCAGACGCTTTCTTTACTTTCATCTTCGTCAGTTCCAATCAGGTCATCAAGCAACCCTTTTAATTTGGGATCAAGAGGGCCATTTGGAACCATAAGCATACGAACAAGACGCTGAACCCCCTCCTCCCAATCAGCCCTGTGAACAATTCTAATAGGCTTTTTGTTTTCTGGGACAGAAACAACAACAGAAGACCCAGTATCTATTTTGTCACTTATCCATATATCTTCTTTTAAGTCTGGCGTTGTTTTAAGACCCTTAGTAACTCTAACATTAATAAGGGTAGCCACAATAGAAGTACTATTAAAAGGTTCCAGTGTCGGTTCCGAATGAATTTCTTCAGTTTTTTCAAAAACATGTTCTTCCTTTTTTTCTCTTTGCGGCTCTGGCTGTGGTTCTGCTTTTTGCTGAGTAGGATCAACTACTATTTTTCTACCGTCTCCTGTTCGCAAAGTATGAGTGTTAATTGTTCCACCCATTCCCCCTGCTCCCATAGTGCGAGAAGTAACTGTCATTATAGTTTTCCTTCCACCTCTTGAACCGATGAAGGATTTTCAAAAGCTTCCCAAGGAGGGTTCAAAGAATCCATCTTAGTTCCTAAAGGATCTTCAGTAACTGCTTGCGACCAACGAACCCGTAGTGCAAGATTTGCATAATGGTTCATAAGGACAAAACGCTCCTCCCTTTCTTTGTTTAACTGCCTCAATAAAGAAGCTATAGTTAAAAGAAAAGCTACGGTCATAAAAATCGACAAACCTACAATCATATTAAACTCCCTGCGGTTGACGCAAACCTCTCACCGACTACCTGTCGCTTGAGGGATTGCTCTATTAATCTTTCTTCTCTTGTTTGCTCTTTGTCGTGTAAGTCTGGATCAAATGGCTCACCATCTATGTAGGGGAGTAACACGTTGTTTTTTGAATCGTCTATCAGAAGTTGAGTCCTAAACATTTCACAGGCTATAAGCCAAGCCATTACCAAGTCGTCGTGTCCACCTGTTAGTGCCTCAAACTTTGTCCCTGCTGAATTTAAAGCAAATATTTCAAATTGAGAAATGAGATGCTGACTCCTAACAGTAACAGAACCATCTTCCATAAATTTTCTTCCATTAGAAATAATCTCATGTCTTGTTTTAAGGTTTGTATTAAAGCCAAGTTTTGCCGTTTGCTTATCGTAAGCTTCTCCCGTATTATTCTTTTGAAAATAAACATTGGGATAACCTAACTTATGAAGCATCCCATTGGCCCCTCCGTCTTTATTGTTTTCAATTCCCAATAAAGCTTTATTATACCACATGCCATATTGATAAGAAACTTCACCAAAGGTAAGAGGATCTATTTTCCCTTGAACCTCAAACACCTGCTCTCCAGTAGACATTTTGATTCCTTCTAAAACAGAATCGTCTCCACGCTCGACACCTTCAGCTACGTCACCGCCAATAACGTAAACTTCATTTGGAATAGGCTCTTCCCAAACTCTTTGCTCAATAGGCATTTTCTATCTCTTCTTCTTCTACCCAATCGTCTTCTGACGTTAGTTCAGCGGCATATAAAAAAGGATTTTCTATGTCGTCTATGTTGTCTTCTAATGGGTCAACCAAGGGAACCCACTTTTCTCTTTTTTCTCCTCTTCCGCTTATAGACCATGTTCCAGTTTTATACATAGGATGATCTGTGTCTTCAACTGGATTAAACTCACTTCTGAGGTAAAAAGCATTTACTCCCCTATGATAATTGTCTTTTTGTGTTACCTGCATACTCAAACCTTACTAAAAGAAAACCTGTCTTTACTCATTGTTAACCTGCCCTTGATAGGAGCTTTAATTGTTTCTCTCATTGCTCTCATTAAATTATGACTAAAAGCAAGCTTTTGACCTACAGGAACAAACGCTCCGTAAGCTCTTGCCTCAACTTCATCTTCGTCCCACATCTCAATAAGACGATCTTTACTCGCCCTTGGAATGTGAGGATTATCAAACATGCTCCATTGATGAAATGAAATATTACGTTCTTCTCTTTGAATATACAAGTCTTCGTAAATCCAAGGAACCCCTTTATCATCTAAAGGAGTCATAGTTCCTACAAGGTATCCATTATAATCAGCAAGACGGGCTGTGCATTCAGAATATATAGGTTTAGGTTGAACCTCATTAAGCCTAACTTTATGTAATCTAACACCTTGAAACGTCTTTCTTTTTTGTGTGCTGAATTTAAACTGTATAGAGGAACCGTTGGTAAACTTTAACAGGTGACCAGACCATCCATTTTTCTCAGTAAAACTACAAGAATCATCAATCATATTCCACATAATGCCAGACTCGTCACTACCAAGAACCTGATCGTAAAATATTCTTTCTGTGTCCATAATAGAAGTTTCTTCTGTATCAGACACTACCCATATACGTAGCCCCTGACCAGAAAACCTGACGCCGTCTTCACGAAAAGATTTTGTAATAGGATCTATCCAAAGTGCATCTGACACATCTTCAATCGAACCAAGAAGAGATTTTCCACCTCTGTTCCCTGCGGTTGCCCATTTGTTAGGACTTTGATCTTTTAAAAAGCCAACCTGACATTCGTTAACGGGTTCATATCCTTGATTTTTTAATTTGTCATAACCTCCGTAAAATTTATTTTCATAATAACCAAAAGGCTGAAAACGGAAAAAAGGAGTTTGCATAATACGAACAGCAGACTCATAAGCCTTTGGTCGCTCTTCTGCAATAATAGGAACCAGATCAGGTCTATCGTTTAATACTGAAGCAAGCTCTACTATAGGCTGAAATTCCATTATTCAATCCAACGAATGTCAATCTTAAAAAGGTTATCACCAATTAACTCTTTAAACTTTGCTATAGCGTCTCTTGATTTTGTAACCATGTTTGGAGCAGACCCTCTTCCCAAAGCTATACAGCCAGAAACGTCTCTCTCGTAATTCCCTACATGAAACAAGCAAGCGTAACGAGGAGCCTTGCCTTTAGTTAAACTTACTGTCCCTCCTACGATAGCATAAACATTACCAAACTTTTCAGATTCCCATGGAACGCCTACGTATTGTCCAGAAGGAATACAACTTACAAAAGGCTTATTGTCTCGCCACGGCTTTTCTACTCCACTAAACATTAAGGTTTCCGTAGGTGTAGCAACAGAAACAGAAGAAAATGTCCCATCTTTAGAAGTTGACTCTCTTGTTATAATGACATCTATATCAAGATGCTTTGCACTTACAGGCATTTTTTTCTGCTCCTTTAAGGTTTGATAGTAAATACGTAAATGCTTCCCAAGACATAACGGCAGTAGGAGAAGTTTTATTCTTCTTAAGAAAAAGAAAATCATTCTCGCCAAGCCAACCTTCAAGCGTTTTAAACCCATCTCCATTTTTTCTCGCTTTAACTTCTGCAACAAAATCAATATCTTTAGTTGAAATCTTGATATCTCCTACAAAGCTACCCCCTGCGGAACCAGACAAAGGAACCCTTTCTGCTTCAACTCCTATTCCTTTAAGAAGATTAACAATCTCTCTTTCAACTCTAAGTCCTTTATTTCTTGACGGTTTTCCACTCAACGGAACCCTTCTTTCTTTTCTTTTTGCTCCACTTTTTTAAAGACGCATACCAAGCGTCCCGTTCTTCCTTAGTCCTTTGGCGCAACCACTCTCTTGAACCTCTTTTAGCCAAAGTAAAGATTAAAGGATCACCTCCTTTTCCGCTTGGAGTAGGCCTAAAGAATATAACCTGACCATACTCTTTTAAAGTTTTAGACGCAAATCTACAGGTAAGTTTTAATTCTGGATCATCTAAAGGTCTGCTGAAAGCAGAAGACATAATTGCAAGCATCTCTTTTGAGCTTCTTGGAAAATGCTCATAGGGGTTCCTATGATATTTCTTTTTTCTCTTTGCCATTTTATTTTCCTTCCTCTATATTACAAAACTACTTAACTGCAAAAGAAAAGACAAGGAGAAAAATTGAAACAACAACGAGTAGTTAATACGCTACCTATAACAGCAAGGAGGACTAAAAACAAAAGTAAAACAATTCAAATAAGATACGTTTCAAAAAAAGCTTCTTATGACCCATACTTAAGGCTTGCATCTGCAATAGTAATAAACGCATTTGAAAATTACAGAAAAGCACACAACTTTATAAACAATCCTCCTCCAGACAAAGCAGGTGGTATAGTAGAAAAAAGAGCAAGGAAGGCAATAGAAGAAATAGAACTTGATCTTTTGTCAGACACAAACCCTGCAATTAATTATTTGCATGCCAACAAACACGCTATCGACAAACCTAAAATAAAAAGAACATTACAAGATTTAAAAAATAACACTTGACTTAAAAGATAAGAAATAAGATATTCAAGGAATGCGTATATTTACCTCCTCTAATAGCTTGTGTAAGGTTGGCCTATAGGTCGGCTTTACGCAAGTTTAATAAGACGATACGGCAAGAAGGCTTATTAAGCTGAAGACATGTTTAAAAGTAAGGTTCGTAGGGTCTCCACCTACGCAAGAGGAAACTCCTCACTTGCCGATAGATGATGGACATCTATGCAACCCCAAACAACCAGATCTTTAGAAAAATCAATCTAAACTACAACAATTCGTGAGGCCAAACGTAAGTGGCTGGAGATATAAGAAAAACAGGAAGGCAATGTATCCAAGAACCCCCGACAAAGGAGGGGGAATAAAGGTGTGTCTAAATGTCTAACTCAATACCAAATATAGTCCCTAAGAAGAAAAGAGCGTCACCAGACGATCAGGATATGGTAGATGCTATAGCTGAATGGCATGCTACACCAGAATCTTTTAGGGAACACAAATCATTAAAAGCATTAGCTGAATCATTAGATTGGCCCGTAAGCGATAAGCTATACAGAATAGCCAATTCAGCAGAGGTAGCTCACCGTAGTATGATCTATGCTTCCGCCCTTGGAATCAACAGGGCAGGTGAAGTAATGAACATGCTTGCAGATAAAGCAGTCCAAGATGGCTCTGTAAGGGCCGCTGAGGTGTGGTTACAGCATAATAGGACTCTACTCACCGATGAGAAGCTGATGAAGCATATAGGGGCAAAAGCGAACCCACAAGAGCTAATGACAGCGGCACTCGATGGGGCAAAAGAGATACTTGAGTTCGTAGGAACATTAAATAACGACAAAACAACAACAATAAGAGAGGTCGTAGACGTAGAATGGGAAGATACAACCAATGAATCCGAATCAGATTATAGAAATTAATCTTGAATTATCTAATGTTAAAGGGTCTAAACGACATAATACATACGTTCCCATAAAAGAAGTGTCACATATAACACAATTAGACTATCATTGTATCATACATTTAAAAAATAGCAACCAAAT